AGATCACTCATTATAATATGTGCGCGTCGTAATTGGCAAGTGCAGACTTGCCAATTAGCGAACAAAACTGGTTGCGATAAGTCAAAAGTGCGGAACGCACTTTTGAATTACGACAACCACATATAATATATAAAAATTTAAACAAAAAATTTAAATAATTTAAATAATAGTTTGCCTGCACACCATACAATCATTATGCATATTATCATTCCATTTCATAATACAATCATAACAAAATGTATGTTTGCATTTTAAAGCATACATTTTCTTATTTTCAAAACAAATATTACATTCATATACTTTATTTGTATCTACTGCAACTGTTTTAATATCAAAATGTTGGTCATCGCGGATTGTATTGCAGATTCTTTCGCGGGCTGTTTCGCGATTTGTTTCGCGAATTGTTATAATATGCGGTGCAGGGTCAATATCTACTTCATTAATAATTCGACCAACAATCATCTTAATACAATTGTATTTTAGTCCAATATAACAAACAATAAAATTAACACCTGAATAAAAAATCCAATGGGATGAGTAAAAATAGTATTTTGTATAATTACAATCATTTCGATGTAAATTCAAATCACCAATGCTTGCCATAATAATTAGAATAATAATATTGGGGATAATAATAAACAATGTATGAATGTTAAAAAATGATTTTGGCAGATTTATCTTAAAAGTATATATTTGATTCAACCTCATTAGATTTATACCAAAAAAGAACTCATATATACCGTAAAATACGAGCCATCTATTCATTGTACCATTAAAATGACATTCATCATCGCTTGTTGCAAAGTAAAAGCACATAAAAAATGCACCTAGTGTCATAAGTGTTAGAATAATATTAGTAAATGTATATAGCGGTTTATCACAAATGTCCATTATGATTATTTATCAATAATCATAATAAGAATAATTATCAATTTTTATGAAAATAGCATTATAAAGTTAATAGGAAATCTTTGGATTTTATTTATAAAATCCAAAGCCACTATCAATTTTTATGAAAATAGCATTATAATGCTATTTTCATAAACTTTAATTGGGAATATTAATTTTTTATCCATCCATTGCTTCAAATTGCTCTTCCCTAGTAAATCCACGATATGCTTCGCTTTGCATACGATTCATTGCTTGGCTACATACATTAACCGCATTACGAGCACCTTTTGGTGTGTAGGCATAGTTGAGACACGAATCAGGACTAATTCCAAGTTTAGTGCCTTCCTTAATGGCATCATAATTTGTTCCCAGATAAAGAAATTGCCAATTATATTTTGTTTGTTGGTCCTCAATTAATTTACGAAGATTAGATACTGCATTACGTCCTTCAAATGGTGCATCTGATTCTTGTCTGCACGTGAATGATAAATGTTCGACTGTTTGTTGTCCATCGGATAATAGCACAAAAATAACCTTACCTGGGCGAGCAGTTGTCATTCTTTCAAGTTGCTCTCCAGTGTAGCGTATCATTCTGCCAAATGCAGGATAGAGAGCTGTCATACCTTCTGGTTTAATATCTTCTTTAGTAATCTTAATATTATTACCATCTACTTCATTGGCAAAAATCTTAAAATCATCACTGAATTTTGCACCATAAAATACTACTCTTTTACCAAGGGATGTTTGTTCTTTAATCATACGTGTAAGTCCCTCTGCAAGTTCTTTTGTGTCAAGATTTGCCATTGACCCAGAACTGTCAATAAGCGCAGAGATACAAACAAGGTTCTCATCAAGAAATACCATTAAATTAAAATATAAAGATTCCTTTAAATAATATATTAATATGGAAAAATTATTCCCGGTTCCACTTATTAAGAGCCTTAAAATTAAATAAAAATAATTAGTTTTAATTATTTTTATTTATAGTTGGGCTCTTATTATCTGACATAGGGAATAAGTTATATTGAAAAATATATAAAAACGGATGAATTTAAAAATAATGATTATATTGTTGAAAACACATACAATATGATTTAATAACGACAGGATTAGAATACTTACATTCCAATCAATTTGTTAGGATTTATATATTACGTATCAATGATATGTTTGATAGTGTTGTTTTTGCAACCAATTTGGAAAAAGAATATTTTTATATGATTGGTATGAATTGTAAAAATACATATACAACAAATGGTTATTCATATTATCCAACCACATATCCATATTATAATAAGATGTTTATAAATAAAATATTATTCCCGGTTCCACTTATTAAGAGCCTTAAAATTAAATAAAAATAATTAGTTCTAATTATTTTTATTTATAGTTGGGCTCTTATTATCTGACATAGGGAATAATTTATTATTATGACAATAAAAATGTGTCAAATTAGGAAAATTCATATTATCTGGCAATGATGTCAAATTATTATTATCACAATTAAATCCAAATAAATTGGGAAACATACTATTCATATTGTATGGCAATGATATCAAAATATTATTACTACAATTAAATTCTCTCAAATTATTCCCTATTTCAGATAATAAGAGCCCAAATTAAAATAAAAATAATTAGAACTAATTATTTTTATTTAATTTTAAGGCTCTTAATAAGTGGAACCGGGAATAGGTAATATCATATCACATGCCAATGTTGTTAAATAATTATAACTACAAAAAAAATGCGTTAATTTTGGAAAATTCATATTTGATGGCAACGCTGTTAAATTATTTTCACTGCAATTAAAGGTTATCAAATTAGGAAACTCCATATCGGGTAATGATATCAAATTATTATCACTACAATCAAAATCTATCAAATTAGGACACTTCATATTTAATGGTAATGATGTTAAGTAATTACTGCTACAATTTAATATTTTCAAATTCGGAAAGTCCATATTATCAGGTAATGATATTAATCCATTATCATTTCCATCAATCTCTATAACATTTGTAGTATCAATCATTTCATTAAAATTCTCATAATATATTATTGTATTATCAGTATATTGTACTTTAATTTGCATTAATACTATTCCCGGTTCCACTTATTAAGAGCCTTAAAATTAAATAAAAATAATTAGTTCTAATTATTTTTATTTTAATTTGGGCTCTTATTATCTGAAATAGGGAATAATAATACTTTTTGTTTTAATCAAAATAAATCACTTGCTGAAAATAGCAAAATAATTTTTTTCTAAAGAGTTTAAAAGATTTATTTTGTTTATATTATCAATGAACTCGGTTAACCTCTATGCGCTCAGAGACCATATAGATTGTAGTTATTTGGATGAAGACACTATTCAAAATATCGTTAATATTATGGCTAAATCAAATATCAAGCCAAATAAAGCTGTGAAAAAGCAGGTAAATGTTATGAAAACAAATAAAATACAAGCAAAGAAAGATTTGAATGAAAATAAAATAATTATGATTATGAATAAAATATCGGATAATAATATTAATAATTTAACGGTTGAATATATAACCAATGTATTTGTCGATACAGAGGAAAAATATAATTCAATCCAAGATGAAATATTTAATAAAATCATCAAGGATATTAAATTTATTGATAATTATATCAAGTTTGCATTAAATATATTTATGATTGAGAAACATCGTTTGAATCTGGCTCCAGAGCGATTTATTGAGAATATTATTGCTAGTAATAATAATATCAATGAAAATATCCGTATTGGGGCATATGAAATGATAAAGAAATTGACAAATATTAATTTTTTCAATAATAATATTATTGATTATGTTTCGAATATTGTCCTTAGTAATATATTACCAGATAGATTAATTGATACATATCATTGGTTTAATAATATTAATGTAAATATTGATAATTACATTGAGGGTATTAATAATATGATAGTATTATGTGGGAAGAATAATATGAATAGAGAAAGAATTCTTATTGAGAGTATCATTGAGAAGGTACCGGTTAAAATTATATGTAATGAAGAAGTTAATAATACACATACTATTAGCACTATAATTGAAAAATATTTGGATGATGAAAGTATTGAGAATGTTTCTAAATTTGTAGAGGCAGAGTGTAAAGAGATTGATGATAAAAATAACTTTGCGAAGATTGTATTTCTTAATTATATTGATACATTTAACAGTAAATTGTTCGATATGTTGGAAACACTTATAAATGAAAAAGTATTATTTAAGAGTAATCTTAGTAAGGGGTTGGTACTATTAACACAAGATAGTGATATTGATAGAGATGCAGTTATTAATATTTTGAAATTCTTAAAAAATCAAAATATTACAAAGAATATAGAGAATATATTTAGAAAGTATAAGGTTAAGATTTATTATGATGAATAAATTAAATAATATTATACACTGCCACCATACACGCCATTAATTGGACAAAATTATCAATCAGATTGACCTTTATAAAACTATCACTAAGTTTTTTATAAACTTCAATCTCATTCGGCAATTCATATTCGTCGCCATCGTCTTCTTTATTCTCAATATATTTCATAAATGTGAGAATAATATCATTGGCACTATAACCTGAACTATAAAGTGTATTGGTATGTTCCATTACCATTTTTAAATCTTTATTAATACAACTTTTAATAATATTTTTAATGATATGTAATTTGGGAATATCAACAATTCCATCAACTGATTCTTCATTTAAGATATCATAACTATACATTATACATTCCAAATTATTAATACACTGTCTGATATCATAACATGACGAGAATAATAATTTCTTAATACCAGCATCATTATAGTTAAATGATTCTTTCTTACAAATATCAACAATTTTATTCTTCAAGTTTTTCTTTGTAATTCTTGGAAAATATACGATCATACAACGGGATTGAATTGATTCACCAATCTTAAATCCCTCATTGCAAATAAAAACAAATCTTGTTGTTTCTTTAAATTCTGCAATAATATTATTAAGAAGACTTTGGGCTTTCGTTGTTATACTATCTGCTTCATCCAAAATAATTAATTTATATAATGATGTTTTCTTTTTACAAAATGGTAATATTGTTTGTTGAATCATTACAAGCCCTCTGTCATCTGATGCATTTAACTCGAGGACATGGTCATTCATATCTTTCCCATAAATTTGTTTAGCCATAAATAGAATGGTTGATGTTTTCCCGGTACTTGGTTCACCTGTTACAATCATATTGGGTATTTGTTTTGTGACTAGTATATTTTTAATTTTATTACCTATAAAATCATCAAATAATAAATCGTCAAAATTCTTAGGTCTATATTTTTCAACTAATGGGAGTTTAATTTGATGCAATGACATTATAAATTATAGAATATAGGTTTTAAAGTAATTTAATCAAATTTTTTAATCTAAATTTTTTAATCTAAATTTATTCTAAGTTATAATATGTGCGCGTCGTAATAGGCAAGTGCGCACTTGCCTATTAGCGAACATAACTGGTTGCGATAAATGAAAAGTGCGGTCCGCACTTTTCAATTACGACAACCACATATATATGACTGCACCCGGTATAGCTGCACCCAACATATTAAAAGAAGATGGCAATATTATTATAGATAATAGTAGCGCACGGTCCACCATGACTGTGCATGCACGAGTTAGATTTAACACATCAATAAATAAAACAGATGAACGATCTGTATTTAATAATTTATTTATAAAAAATCGAGATTATAAAATAATAGTAGGAATGTGGTCTAATGCACCCGGACAACCGTCCGAAAAGAAGCATAGTGTTGTTTCCGTTTCTAATATATTTCCCTTCCCAAGCCTTATAGAAGGTAAGGAAAATAAATCACAATCCTATCAATTTCAAATATCTGTTCCGTCTATTCCATTAAACGCTACTACGTACAAGTATGATTATTATTTATATGGAAATAATGCACTTTACCGATTACAATTAATTAGTCAATCTCAACGTAGCAATAGCGAAATAACAAAGCCAACAGAAGAACAAAAAAACGATACCTTTAATCCATATGTTTTTAAAGAAAATAAAACATGTGGGCGGATTATAAATCCATTAACTTTTATAATACCAAATAATACACAAGGTAATACACAACAGTTTAGTGGTTTTAATATTAGAACAGTTGTACCCATAAAATTAAAAACTGATCTATCTATTATGCGGCTCAGATCAGGTGAGATTATTTTAAGCAAAAATATAATAAGTATTGATAATGTAAGCAATTTTACTAATCATTTAACCGAACATTTCGCGGAAGATGATGATGCTGTTGAAAGAGATAACTACACTGTTAATATAAATAATAAAGAAATATCATATACAATTACAATAAAACCTCCGCCGAATGAAAATATTATAATATCATTTGTAGGTATTGACAAAAATACATTTGATAATTTAATAAAAAAAATAAATCAAACTAATATATATATCGGGAAAAATGAAACAGGTCCTGAGACACCAGACGATTTTATATTACAAGTACAAAATAAAAATAAGGATAATTTTAATAATAATACTACGAATAAATTACAGCAATTCATTCAGAATACTTTAGAAAATAAATCAGATAATTCAAATATGATATATATATATATAGTATTATAGTAATAATACTATTATGCATTTTATCCCATATATTAAGAAAATAAATTTATAAATTATTATAATGAATAATAAATTATTATTAATTATAATTATTATCTACATCGCGGTTTTCTTATTGTATATATTTGGTCCGGACCCTGAGTTCTTTATTATGGGTTAAAAATATATTATTATTATAATTATATATGTTTTTCGACATTGGTTCTAATATAGGTAAATGGGCACTTGCTAATATTCATATGTGTGATAAAATAATATCGGTAGAAGCATCACCTATTACATATGAAAAATTACTCGGCAATTGTAAAAATGATAATATTATTCTTTTAAATTATGCAGTTTGTAATAATAATGGAAATGATATCGTTTTTTACCAAGCTCAATATGATACAATATCTACACTTAATAAGGATTGGTTAGTTAGTGATAAATCACGATTTTATAATACTCGATATACTGAAATTATTTGTAAAACAATTACACTTGATAATTTAATTAAAACATATGGCGTACCTGAATTAATTAAAATAGATGTTGAAGGAGGTGAATATGAATGCATAACATCATTAACACAAAAAGTCAATTTATTATGTTTTGAATGGGCAACTGAATTAAATGATATTACATTTAAATGTATTGATTATCTTTCGAATTTAGGATTTACACAATATTATATTCAATATGAAGATAATTATACATTTAGACCACAAGATACTGATTATTATGATAATAAAACAATTAAGGATAAACTAGCTTTGACTATACCAAAACAACATTGGGGTATGATATGGTGTAAATAATCTTAAATAGATTTAACGAATTCTTCTTTTGTCATAACATTAACCCCTAACTCTTTCGCCTTCACTGCCTTTGATGTATCTCTCACACTCTCATCTTTTATAATAAGAATGGTTGTATTTTTTGATACACCTGATTGTATGGTACCTCCATTATTCTCAATCATTTCATGTAAATCTTTATCTCTGAATCCAGACATAACAATTTTCATATCCTTATATTTATTTCCTGTTTTCTTTGTTTTAACCTCAATTGTAATATATTTTTTAATACTATTATAAAAATCAATAAAATATTTAAAATTTGTAGCAAACATTCTACTGGTTTTTTCTTCCCATCCATCTATTTCTTTTAATCTATTTATAAATTCAGTTTCAGACATTTGTTTATATTTTGTCATAATATCTGGAATATTTTGCAATACATCTTTTGCTCTCTCTTCGCCCATCCCTCGTCCTAGTTTATTTGACGCTTTCATAAGTATAGCAAGAGGGATATTTGTAGTTGATTTTCTTATATTATTAATAATATTTTCCGCTGATTTTTCCTTAAATCCATCTATACTCATAATATCAGATTTATTCATTTCTAAAATTTTAAGAATGCTATCATATCCGGCATTATAAAATCTTTCTATATTCTTCTCTCCCAATCCAACTGTGTTAAGGGTGCTGAAAAAATAATAAATATTCTTAATCTCAATATTATCGCTTGTCCCACTAACCTTGATGTGAACCATATTATCATCCCAATCTCCCTCTGGTAAATCAGGTTCCACACCATTTATAACTCTTTCTATTTTTGGAATTACATCATTACTACGAATAACTTCTACCTCTGCACCAATTCCCAACATATTATCTTTTATATATCGGGCATTGTTGCCAGTGATACGTTTTATAGTCACACCCCCAATATCAACTGGTTCAATAATAATAGTTGGGATTATATTACCATCCTTTGATTGATTCCATTCAATATCAATAATAGTAGATATTGCCTTCATATCATCCAAAGCATCCTTAAATGCCCATGCATATTCTGGATTTCCCTCGGTGGTAATATCATGAATATCATTATTGGTAATAATAATCCCATCAATAACATATTTTGATTTTTCTCGTCTTTTAATAAGATATTTTGATAATAATTTAAAACTTAATTTTTCAAAAACTCGACTGTGAACCGTATTAAATCCCAAATCTTTTATTATTCTTAATTGTTCCGTAATATTATATACTGGGTCAATAACTTGATATAATACTAGACTGGTATCACGTGCTAATTCCGGATTAATATGTTTACTATTGGCAAGACCCGCAACCGCATTTCGCGCATTCTTCATAGTACTACTATGATTATTAAAACGCTTTTTTGAAATAATCAATTCACCACGCATTGCAATACTATTCCCTAATTTATGTTTTTTAAGATATTTCATAACATCATTATAACTTGGAATGTTCTTCATATAGCGTAAAAGTGGGGTAATATCTTGTCCATGAGTCGCAGTTCCTCTAGTGTACATTTTAATAGTAGTATCATATACAATCAATGCAGATACACCATCTAATTTATCAGTAGCAATATAAGGAGCTTTATATTCCTGGGTCCACGTTTTTAATTTATTTGACGGTGGTTTAATCTTATCCATACTACCAAGATGATAAGGTAATTCAACTTTATCTTTTGATTTTACTGGCGCACCAACCATTTTCAATACTTTACTTTTTGGTGCTTTAAGATTAAGAAAATCCCTCATCATATCAAACACTGCATCTTCAATAACAGGTTCATCATTATAATACTTGTCGCTGGCATAGGTAATAGCACCTTCCAAGTCTTTCACATTCATATTGGCTATAAATGTATAAGTATCATCTGCCTTATTTAATTCCTTTATAATATCCATTAATATATATATATTATATCTTTTTAAAAAAAAATTGACAATTTTTATTATTAAGAGTAAATCATCTATATTAATGTCATCTTTTAGTGAGTGGTATACGTGTGGGCGTTTTGATGCTGGTACCTATTATGATACCGTTTGTATTGGACCTTTCATTTCTGCTATGGACGCAGATATTAATACATATAAGCTTGTAAATAAAAACACACTTGTCAATTCTACCCTTGTCCCAGTATGTAAATTTATGCCATCTTTTATGAAACAAAAGATTGTTAAATACAAGGTTAATAAGACTTTGACGAAATATGAGCGCGTTTCTTTTTATCACGAAAAGTTTTTTGATAAATAATTTTAATTTATAATTATTTATTTATAAATGATTATAATGAGCGCGTTATTAAATAGTATAACCCAAAAGTTAATTGATGATAAAGAATTTATGAATATTGTCGAGGTGAAAATAAAAGAAATTATGAAGGACGGTAAGATTACCACCCACGATATACCAAATATTACTTTATTAATCATTCACGCAACTAATAATTTAAAATCATTTAATTTAACTTATAATGAATTAGGTGAGGTTCTTCAAGATACAATTGTGTTTTTATTAGAACATTTTAAAGTATTACCAGAAGATGGCAAAGCCGATATACTTGTGATGATTAAATCGTGCGTTGAATTAACTATGATGCAACCAAAAGTTAAGAATTGTTTAGTTAATGCGTGGAACAAATTAATATCATTATGCAGAAAATAATAATATTATTTCTAAATAAAAATAATGAATAAGAATTTCCTAATCATTATCTTTAGTTTATTTATAATAGTAATAATAATAATGTTATATAATTGTAATAATACTTTTTCAAACACAGAAAATAAATTTAAATCGGAAACATTTGAAAATGCACCTATCAGTATGTTAAAAGATGTTAAGGAATTTAATACTAAACCAGATGATAATAGTATGTTGGTTGATGTACCATCTGATTTCTTTTCTCGAGCAAGAGAAGAAATAATTGTTCCTGCTGATAATAAAGATAATAATTTTCCTTTATCAAAAGAATTAGATGTGGTTGACCCAGTTGTAACTCATCCTGTTGTTCTTCCTAATCAGGCATTTAAAGATAATCTTTTTGTGCGTGACCCTGGTGTAAATCGTGCTATGGAAAGATTAAGTAAAAACACAAGTACCTCGTATCTTGATGCTGCAAATTCCCATAGCACTTTTATGGTTCCAAAAGATTCAAAAGAACTTATAACCTATATGCAATATGAAGATATACCCAAAGAACAAAGAGATAATATGTACCTAGCTGATATACACGATGCAATGACTGGAAAAGTTAATGAGAATATAAATAAAGATGAATTAAATAGAATAATGGGTAAACCAATTGTTTATGAAGATGTCAAAAATATGTATAATCCTGTTTTTGTATCTATAGATCCAGACCAAACAGGTGAAATGTTTAAAAATATCCAATATAAATTTAGCGGATATAATGATTTACCGTTTGGCTCAATGATATAAAATAAAAATTGTTCGTGGGTTAGAAAAGTCTTAGACTTTTCTAACATTCCCGATTAACTTTATCTGAGGATTTTTACAAATCCTCAGATAAAAATTGATATAATTAATATAAATAGATATTATCTATATATATTAATGGTTAAATTCGGTAATGGCGATGCGTTCATAATTAATGATTTTGAATTGAAAACTAAAATCATTGATTATATTTTTAGTATTATTGATTTGTCTAAATACAAGTATACAATGTTGGAAAACACTAATATGCTTAATTTTCTGAAAACTAATGAACACTATGTTTCCCCCAATTATAAGGGGTTTAATTATTTTTTACTTTTTTATAAATTCGACAATGTTCCGCATTGTTTAGCAATTGACAAGAAAAATTTAACTTATAATAGGAAAACAATTGATATGAAAAAAGTTCTTATCTATAAATTCAAATGTATGGCATCACCTAGTATCTTTCGTGGGTCTTTATTTGATGTTAAAATGTTGAATAACACTAGTAGCTATGTAATGCTAATTAAAGATTGTTTCTATGTTATGGGAAATGATATTGTGGATATGGAAATGAACGATAAAATGATTTATCTTGATAATATCTTTGCGCATCAGTTTCAGAAAGATGGTTGTATGAATTTCAAAATGAAAATCAATAAATTACATCGTTATAATATGCTACAAGAAATAGTATCAAATATTATTCCAAAGTCTGAATTTGAAATAACCGGTTTGGTGTTTTATCCTAAAAAGTCCGGTGTATCTTGCATTTATACAGATAAAAAAGTGGAAAAACAAGCGACTAGTAATACGGTTGTTGATAGTAAATCTTATAATATGATTCACGAAATTAAAAACTTTTTATTGTCAAGAACTTATTCTTATGAAAATGAAAAGAAAAAGAAAGTATTGACTGTTGAACCAACTGAAATATCCGATGTCTATAATGTGATTGAGAATGATGAAAGAATTGGTATTGCCCATATTCCTAATTATAAAACATCAGTTTATTGTCGGGAAAATATTAAAACAAAAGTAAAATGTAATTGTGTCTTTAGTAAACAATTTAATAAATGGGTTCCTGTGTCGGTTATATCATAAATTTAAATTTAATTTGCTTTGCAACTTGACCTAAATTTGCAAAATATAAATTAATCTTCATATTATCAGATTTTTCATATACAATATTAAGTGGTTTATATCCTGGTTTTCTATATAATTTAAGAATATATGATAACACACCAAAATTCATATATTTAATTGCATTCTTAAATCCACATTCATCCCCAGCGTGAATGTTTAATTTATCATAATTACTATCTATTCTATATAATGATGTGATATAACGGATTATTTTAATATGTCCATATGCACAAGCATATTTAAATGCTGCTTCATTACAAGCATTAATATTAATATAACTATAACGTCTATCTTTTTTATATATGGTAGTGAGAATTCGTACCACTTCATAATGACCATTACGACATGCAGATATAAATGCATCTTCGTTTTTATAATGGATATCAACATTATGAGTTTTTAATAATATTAATAAATCATCTATTTTATTTTCAACACAACAATGAAAAAATAATTGATTTGTGGTTATTGGCATAATTATAAATAATTATTAATAATTATTTATAATGATTATAAAAAATTTTATAAAAACAATATACTTACTGTCACATTATCATATGACCCTTTTTGTATTGCGTATTCTGCTAATTTCTTTGCGATATTACCAGTATAACGTCCATCTTTTAACATTCTCACAAAATCAGTTGCTTCTGTATTACTTACAACATCCCATAAACCATCGCACGCAAATATAACAAATTTATCATTCTTACTCAGGCGATAACGAAATAATTCCGGTTTGTGAGTTACATATGGGGTATTATCAAGGTCGCCAATTGCACGAGATAATGATAAATCACCAACTCGCCAATCAACCCCGTCGAATTTAATTTTCCCACCCATTGCCTCTATTCTTTTTTTTTCAGGAGTATGGTGTGGTTTATGGTCTTGTGTTAATTGGATTGCTTTTTTTATATCATTATAGAGAACTGCTCTAGAGTCTCCCACATTAACAAGCCATAAATTATTGTTATTTTTGGTGTCTCTATACATAACACCACATAATGCAGTCGACCCGCATCGTTTAACGGCTACTGGATGAGCCTTACATAAATCATCTTGGATTTTATCAAATAACTTACCAAAAAATCTAGAGGTTACATTTGTTTTTTGGTCATAAATATTTATATTCGTTTTTTTTAAAACATATTTCGCTAAATTCATTTTTAGATATTTTGATACTAATTTTCCACCGTGTCCATCAAATACCCCGATAAAGTTGACTGGGTTTATTAATTTACTTTCATTGTTAATATTCAATACACCAATATGTTGGTCTTCATTAGATTCCCTTTTACCTTGTAAACTATATGATTGTATAATTGCTTGCATAGTTATTGTTATAATGATTTATAAATTATTTTTCAATGCCATATATTTTAATTTATATTTATAATATTTATTAAACAACTTGATCGCTAATTTAATATCATCTTTATCATATATTATTGTATCATATTTGTGTGTAGTATTTATAATATTATTATCATTATATATCTGTCTTAAAGTGTATATATTACACATATTAATATTATATAAAACAGCATCATTCCCGCTTAATGTTATGTATTTATAAAAATAATCATCTATTTTGCTTAACATATTGGGGCTGACTATAAATGACTTGTCTAAATTTATTTTAATAGTTGTATCATTTATTTTATCATATTCAATACACATATAGCCGATTAATGTTTCTAAATTATCAGTTGGTTTTAAATAATGAGCATAATATCCTTTTCTTTTTGAACCAACAAATATATATTGCTTTTTGGAATTAAAATAAGTATAATTATTATAAACACTACCAGATAATGTTGTTTTTATTTGATAATATTTTGGACCGTGTTCTATTTTATGAGCCGGATTAACACATCTAATATCAACAATCGGTTTATTTACATTTATATATTTCATAAATTTTCCACCACATTGGCATCTAATATTATGACAAATCCAAAATTCCATATAAACACCAATTTCTGTTGATTCAAAATAACTATACAATGGGTCAGTATCATCTTCCTCCATAAAAATAACCTCCATATCATCCATCATAAATTGTTTCCTTAATTTTTCTTTTGAGATGGGTGTTAATAAGTCTAATAACATTTCGCTTCTTGGACTTAGTAAATGTTCATTATAATTTACTTTTGGGACATTTCTTACAGGTCGAAGCGGAATTCGTATACCGGTTATACTAAATAACATATCATCTAAAAGTATTTTTTTGACTTCATCTTGTGATATCATTATAATAAGGAGGAAATAATTTGTGAGCATCGCTATTTAAAAACGGTCTTATCGTTTTCAAATATATGGGTTCTCTTCTGGTTCGGCAGTATTAAAGGGTCCGAAATATCTAAATAAGTCATTTTATCCTATAATATAAATAAATTCGTTTAAAAATATTTTTATAAAAATAGTATAAATTTTATAAAAATACATTTTTTACAAAGATTTTTATAAAAAATTAAATGTGCAAAATTTTTATTATTTTTACCACCCCACTCTCTCTCTATAATTCACGTGCCAAATTTACTATTTATAAATTCATTAAAGAATACTTTTTATATATTATAATATAATGGAAGTAAAAAGTAAATTTCAGTGCATAATATGTAAAAAAGATTATGCATCAATGTCATCTTTATGTAATCATTCGAGGAATATGCATAATGTTACATCAACCCTCAGGAAGCCAAAGAACGTCAAAAAAGAAGCCAATGAAGCCAATGAAGAATTACAAAACACAGGTAATAATACGACTAATATATTTAAATGTAATTATTGTGATAACGTATATAAACATAGACAAAGTAAAACAAAACATATGAGGAAATGCACATATAAAAAAACAGGACTATCATTAGAAAGTCTTCAACAAAAGATTAATGAACTTGAAAGCAAAAATATAGAATTAGAAAAAGAAATGCATAAACTAAAATCAAATAATAAGACAATTAATAATACCAATAATACTACTAATAATGGCACCATAAATAACATCATAATAAAGTATGGCGATGAGGACTTGTCAAAAGTATTATCAACAGATGAAATGATAAAAATATGCAATAAAAAATTCAGTAGCATAGAGCAATCAATTGAAATGGTTCATTTAAATAAATTAAAGCCCGAATTACAAAACATCATGATAAATAACCTCAATAATGGTATTGCCTATACGTATGATGGCGATACCTTTATTGCCCAAGATAGAAATACCGTTATTGAGGATATGATAGAGGCGCACTTGGACAATATCGAAATGATTATCAATCAAGAAAATGATAATAATATTAGGAATAAATTAGACCAAAATACAATCAAGAAATTAGAAGAATTAAGGGAACGCTTAGATGATGAAGAAAAATTCAAAATTAATAATAAAACTTATGATAATTATAAGAGTTATAAAATAAATCAAATAAAATTATTAATTTACAATTGCATAAAGAAATTAAAGAATGTTGTTCGCGATTAACGCCTTACAAATTGCCTAAACTGATTTCTCGCTTGGCGGATGTTGTGATAATGAGACTGCTTCTTGGTTGACTTGTTCCTCCTGGGTAGTGGTTGAACATCTGGTTGATTTATTACAAGATAAGTATCTACACCATAAGAACGTTCCGGGATAATCATACTATAGTCAACAAGTACTTCAGGTGCAAAATTAGTATGTTGTCTGTAGTGAACTTGAAATGTTTCACCCGATGGTTCCATTGACATTAATCTTGACCTGGGATATTCACTTGGTTCCTCTGGGCAAAAAATGCGACTACGGGAAGTATAATCAACACGCACTTGGGGTATCTCGTTGCGTGGAACTGCTCGTATAGATGCTGGCTCATTATACAATCGAGAGACAAATGGTCTGCTGGAGATAGAATCTCCACCAGAAAGCGATGAGAGCAAGTCCCTATCAAGTGGTGCTCCTGTTGGCTCATCAATCTCACCGATTCTCATTCCACCCTGTGAGCTACGCTCTGCCGGGTCATTAAATTGGGAGAAAAATGGAATAGCTATGATTCTGCGCCACGTAATAGAATTCTCGATATCAGGGAGTGGTGGAGCTGGAAGGAATCTGTCAGGAAACGCATCAAAACTAATATACTCACGCTCGTGATTGATATACTCACGTTGGAGGGAGGAACGACAAAGAGGACAAGTTGATGCCCTTCTTAGCCATTCCACATAGCACGTCCTGTGAAACATATGCATACACGGCGTGATTTCAATGTCCGTAATGATATTGAGTGGGTCATAGCAGATAGTACACTCATTCATACTATTAGTAGGATGTTCATCGTGTGAATCCATTAGAAAATATAAAGATTATATAATCTTTATATTTTTCAATTTTTATTATTTAAATGAATGATTAGCTGAATCCCATTCAGGATATCTATTATTAAATACTCTTATGTCATTATATATATTATGAGCATCATAATGATTTTTCCCAGGACGTTCTTCAATAATTTGTATTTTCATATA